AAAGATTGGCCCTCTGTATCTCTCTTTATATCTAATACGTTAGGTAGCATGACGAGCAACGTCTCCCTGTTGTTCGAAGTGTTGGGGGATATTGGAGGAGATGTATGGACTTCCATCGTCTCGTGTTTTCATTCTTTGTGGCTTGCCATCGCCACAGTCCCGTGGGGAGAGTGGGCAATTGCGGTAGTCGTCATGCTGGCTTCTGCCGTGTTGCTCACAAGGATTATGGGGTTCTGTCTGGGTGTGTGCCACCGCATCTGGATAGCTCTCCGTAGGAAACCTGTCTTGGATCCTTCATTGGAGCCACGGCAGCCTCTTAGCGTTTTGATGTGGAGCTTTGTCTCCTTTCCATTTCGCTGGAGTTGGCAGTTTGCCACGCAGGGCTATTGGAATCAGATTTCCTATGCCCATCAGGTGCCCATCGTCATAGAGACCGGGGTCATCCTTCCGCTCGATTCCAAAGTAGAGTTGAAGGATAGATACCAGGAGGAAATGGCAAATTCGTCAAGACCCTTTCGGGGAATTACGGAGGTACCCAGATGCGTGGTGAGCGTTCTTGATTCCACCGGTGTTTTGGTAGGCTTGGGTGCTGTTGTAGCTAACCCAATGCGCGACATCGGTGGCGTCAAACATGTTCTCCTCACTGCTTCGCATGTTTTGGAGACGGCATGTCAGGTGAACGGCCAGATTAGGCTTTCTCGCGGCGATAGGACCACCCGTCCTTTCTGCCCTACTCGCGATTGGCGAGTGTGCGGGTTAGACCAGGAGGCCGTGAGCTTCGACCCGGACTTTCTCTCTGTCTTGCAGATATCTCCCGGCAAGTGTGCGCGCTTCAATGCTAGCATGCCCATTGGAATCACGTCCCCCCCTGTTTCGGCGGGGGGAGCATTTCGATCTTCAATGAGCATGGCTACGTGTGAGAAGGCGTTTGAGTTGCAGTACTCAGCAAGCACTGACCGTGGCACTAGCGGTTCCCCTCTCTTGCAGGGGGGCAACGTGATCGGCGTGCACACTGGAGGTTCTCTCAGGAAGGGAAAGGTCATCAACCATGGGTCAGCCATATTCTATGCACCGGAGAGGATTGGGGTGGTCGACGAGACCGCCTCTACCTCGACTGAGTCAGTCGCGACATTCTCTGTCTCCAGCGCGGGCGTTGCTCGCGCTGAGGACAAAGTAATCAACTTCTACGGCCCTACGGGTCGCACGAGGTTCTTCGCGGCTCACGGAATGACGGTGTATGAGTTGGCTCAGGAACTGCGGGACTATGACAGCGATGGGGATCTGTCTGGGGATGACTTGCCCGACGTGATGTCGCGTCTGGCCGCCAAGAAGGAACGCCTCCCAGAGGTGGTTCTGGAGGCGGTCAAAGACGCGGCTTTTCTTACCGGGCCGTTAAACCTGTCCCGGGCAGCCTTCGAGTGCGTGCAGGCCAATCCGCTTGTGGTGCTCGAGGAGCTGCCCGTGTGGGACAAGCTCCCATTGTTTGCACAGGAGTTCGTCCGCCACTACCAGTGCTCTCTAAAATTGCCTTGCGCAAAAGAAGAGAAGCGGCACGTCTCCTTCAGCTCGGAATTGACACCTCCTCGAGCGTCGGAGATTGTGTTGGAGGGCAGGACGACAGCAGTTGCTGGTACCGACAGGAAGGGGCGGGGTCAAGTCGAGGCCTCGCACCTCACAGCCGTGGAAGAAATTCATGCGGGCCTGCCGAAGATGCCCAAGGGGTTGAACGCCCTGGAAACCAAGATGTGGTTTTGGGAGAGGACTCAGAACGGCCGCGCCCTGACGGCGTTTTGGACGTCCCCACATGGCGAGATGATCCTCCGCAGCCAAGAAGCCTCGGCCAAGCCGACTGGCAACGCGACTACGGAAGAGAAGCCATGCACGGCCACATCAGAGCCGGGATCGGCAGCATCCGTGCCTCCAGCAAGGAGGAACGTGAAGAAGAAGAAGGGGAAGGTGACCCAGGATACCAGTTCCTAGGTCGAGTGAGACCACTCAAACCCGACCCGACTCCTAAGTCGAACCTGGCCTTGGATAAGGGCAAGGAGCTTGTGCCAGAATTGGCTAATTGGCATGAGCCCGACAAGTCTGCAGCCTCCGCCGTTAATAGCTTTAAGACTCAGTACGCTTCTTTCGTGGGCCTGGAAAACCGCGCCCCCCCACGGGACGAGTTGGAACCTGTCTTGCGCGCTATGGTTTCTGAGTACCCTCAAGTACATTTAGATCTGGCACAATGTGCCAACATCTTGACGGAAGAGCTGGGAAATGTTAAGCCTAGCGCGTCGCCGGGTTATCCCCTCATGAGGGATCACCCTACCAACGCGGATGTGTTTAGGAACCTGGGATACGATCATGTACATGCCTTAGTCATGTGCAGGTTGGAGCTACTGGCGGCTGCAACCGTCGAGGAGATCAAGGCAATGTCGGCCGAAGAGCTCTGCGCCGCGGGCTTTGTAGACCCCATCCGGGTGTTTGTGAAGAACGAGGTGCACTCCACCAAGAAAGTAGATTCAGGTAAATATCGCCTCATCATGTCGGTGTCTTTGATTGATCAGCTCGTAGAGCGGGTCTTGAACGGCGCCTTGGATCGCGCAGAGATAGCTTCATGGGACACTCTGCCCTCCAAACCAGGCATGGGTCTTCATGATGAGGGCTTGCAAATATTGTCAAATAACTTCAAGGCTATGAAGAAAGCCATGGGCAGTGATATGGCCGGTTTTGATTGGCACACTGACCAATGGATGCTCGATGCTGATGCCGAGTGTCGAGCGGCCGCAACTGGAGACGATTCAGAGGAACTTCACATGAAGAGGGCCCAACTGGTGGGGAACTCTGTGTTTGTTTTCTCTGACGGCAGGGTTTATGCGCAGCGGCGGAAAGGACTGCAAAAGTCTGGTGCTAAAACCACCAGTTCTGGCAATTCTCGCATACGCACTATTCTTGCCAAACTCGTCGGTGGTGTAAATACCGCGGTGTGCGCGATGGGGGATGATGCCGTCGAAGACGTGGCAGAGGGAGTGGAATTTCCTGACGTGGTGCAAGCTTACGCTCATTACGGCATGGAGATCAAAGCAATGGAGTTCTTTGAGCCTAACGGCTTGGAATTCTGCGCTTACAAGTTCTATCCCGATGGGTCGGCCATGCCGGTCCGCTGGGACAAGATGCTTGCCGCATTCCTCTACACGTTCCCTCAGCCCAGCATGTTCGAGGAGCGTTTGTTCGCCCTCGAGTACGAGCTGAGGCACAGCCCTCACCTGGGGTTGTGCGTCGATGTCGTCGAACGCGTCGCTCACTTGCTGGGAGGTGGTGCCCAGTAAAGCAATGGCAAAAGCGAAGAAAGATGTCCCTGCAAAAGCGCTGGAGGTCGCTAAGCCCACCGAGGCAAAGCAGCCTAGGAAGAAGCAAGCCCCCCCTGTCCATATGTACTGCCAATGCCTGGCTGACCCCGAGGGAAGCCCTGCATGTCGCATTCCTGATGAGTACGTTGTGCCCTCCGTGGCACAGAAACTCACCCAGGAATACGTTGTTGTTACGGACGCAGGAGGCAACTTCTTCACTATGGTATCTCCAGCCCTCTCCAGGGCTGTCTACTCCGCTAGTGTCGACGCCGCAGGCGTCGTTGGCGCCATTACGTACGCTGCTCACCCAGACCACGCCGCCCTTTCGGCGGAATTTCTTTACGGCCGTCCCGTCACGCACCAAGTCTCTGTTTCATACATTGGTAGTGCGCAATTGGCGGCGGGCCGTATTGCAATTGTCCAGGATAGCAACCAAGGTGCGTATGCAGCGGGCGCCAATATTTCAACTATGTTTGATGATGATTGGTCTGGCCCTGCGGCTGGCGGTGGATTCGTTCGCGCGCGTCCTCGCGAAATAGCTCGCATGGTAGATATCAGCACTCCGACTTGGGGAGTACCCTCGTTCGATGCTGTTTTCATCGTTGGCACTGGCATCCCCGCGGGGACGAACATTTGTGTTCGTGTCACTCGTCATATCGA